CCATAATTATCATTTACATCAATTAAACTTCTATCAATAGACGCTGCACTATTTGTAGTAGGCGCGCCATTAGCTAATAATCCAGGAACAGTAACAAGACGACTTGACCTTGGAGTATTTAAGGCTGTATTAGCATGTAGATCAATCTGTATTCTTGTAATTGGTCCGCTGTTTGTAGTTGGTCCGTATAGATAACCTTTTAAAGTAAAATTGAAGTTCCAGATAATAGTTCTTCTAGTAGAATAATCACCATCATATACATCCTCAAAATCTATACTATTCAATATAATTGGTATATCCATAGTTATATTCATAGATGGTATTAGATTTACTGATACGTTCCATTCTGGTTTAAAATATGGAACAATTTGTTCTACTATTTGTGTACCATCATCTGCATTTTTCACAAACGCTGATAACACAAATGTAATATCATAAGGAACAGGTGTATATTGTGTTCTCAACTGAGTATTATCAGATGTGATAATATAACTATTCTTTTGAGTGGAGTTTATTTTTCTCGTAGAATCATATGTAAGGCCGGTCAACTCAAATCCAAGACGTGGAAGCGATATAGCAACTTCTCTATCTAGATCTGGATTTGTATCTAGTCTGACAAGAAATTTTTGTTTGGGTCCATACGCTAAAGGAACAGCAAGTGTTTGTACTCTATTACCGTTCGAATCCGTTCTTACAAGTTGGATATCATTGAATAATGATCCGAATACTTGAACATAACGTCTAATTGTACCGTGATAAAAATACTCAAACATCAGAACCTACCCTCTGACCATGGATCTTTTTCACTAAAATCAATAATATCGTCTTCTAGTATATTAGATTTATATACAGTATCATTATCTGCTTGTGCATCAATTGTAGAAATTTGGAATTCTTGTACGATACCATCACCATCTTCAGCTAGTAGAACTTCGCCATCTTCAAGAAGTGTTTGATAGAAAGTTTGATCAAGTGAATATTGATCTTCAACAATATCAATCTCACTATATCCAGTATCAAGTTTTTCAGAACTATAAGAAAATAATTCACAACGTAAATCATATGTCTGTAATCTACCGGTTTGATAAAAAATCTGTTCGTGTTCAACAAACTTGATCTCAAATATCTTATCAACCATTGGAAAATAGATTAGATCTCCTTCTAATGGACGATTAGAACTGATTGAGTATCCATTAGCAGTGCCTGCTTCTAGTACGATAGATTCTGTCTCATTGTTCCCTGTGAGAAACTGTCTTGATGGAACAGCCGTATTTGCCTGTTCTGTAAGTAGATTATAACCTACTTCTGTCATCAACTTTTCTGTACGAATCTGATCAAATCTTTTACGAGCAAGAGTGAAAGTCATCTCATCTCGTATCTGTAAACCGAATCTTGAGAGTAGATCACCTTCTCCTTCAAATCCTTCCACGTTTTTGATATACATCTCAACATCAGCAGCGGTTGTAAACTTCATCAGTGGATCTTCACCGAATAAGTTATCTCTCGCTACGATTGTTTTTGGAATGTACTTTACATCATGACCATAGATCTTGATAGCCTCAATCGTGAGATCTTCAACTAGGTCTTGCTCTCTGGCGTATGAGAAGTTATTGAAATACTTATTCGTCGCCATAATTTATCCAATCATATCATGGACGGGCAATGAATAACTCGTAATCATTTCATCTTCTAACTTATTAATTTCTTCTCTTGCTTCACCTAGAATACGAACACCGTCAAATTGAATTCCTCCTGGAAGTTGAATACCTTGAAACTTAGATAGATTTTCGCCCCACTGTCTTTTAAATAAAGCAGTCGAATATCTAAGTAACCATCTATCACCCCAAACATCTGTATATGTATTTGGATCTACTGTGCGATAACAATCAATGATGATGTATTCATCTACGAGAACATCTGTTTCCCAATCCATATCAATATAAAGTCGATCTGTGTGACGGTTGAAACGAATAGGTTTCTTACCAACAAAGATTTCTTCAAGCATTTCTACATGTCTCATAGCGTTCACATAAGGAACATATGAAGCACTAGAAAAATCAAAAAGATCGTTTAGATGAATTTGATATCGAATATTGAATAGATTTGAACTATTAATAGAATCCCCAATATCAAACACTCTCACGATCCCTTGAATATTTTCTGGGATAGAGATGTATTTGTTGGTTTTATCTGAAGAAGTAATTTGATGTTTTAAATAAACATGTTCTGTGCCATCGTAATGATAATCACGATAGTATTGTAATGCTTCGTCAATTCTATCCTCTAGTTGTTCGTCATCAACGTTGATGTCTATAACTGGAGAACCTAGATTTCTAAGACAATATTGTTTATGTTGTTCTCTGGTCGCAGGAATAGCCATAGTACCCTCTTTGTATAAGTCTTATGACTATTTATAATGTTTATATTGTTATTGCCATTTAGGTCCACGTAACCAAATAACAAGACTTCTACGAATACCATTTGTTACTGGTTTTACTCTATGATATGTAAAAGAAGGAAAGAATAATGCTGAACCTTTTTCTTTAAAGTGTGGTAGTTTAATAGGTTCCATTACATTATAACCATCAAGATTTAGTTGTTCTTCACGATTTTCTTCTTTTTTTTCTTTTAATGATAACAACTCAAATTCTCCACCATCATATTCACTAGGGTCTGTCAATTGAATACTACAACTGATTTTACGAACGGTATTTTTTAGAATATGGTCTTCTGGATAATCGGGTTGTAATGTTCTATCATTTACAATGGTGTCTGTATGCCAGTGATAGTGGTTTTGGTCACCATAATATATTGTATATTGAAATGGCTCTATAGCAGTAATATTGTAGTTCCATCCACTTTGTTGATTGACATCATCGATTGTTGGACGAATCATAGAATATAGTTCTTCATTATCATGCCAAGATACTTTGTTCTTACGAATAGTATGATTGGCGTTTTCTGGATTTTCAATACCATATGTTAACGCTTCTTCTTCTTCACTTTTTTCACAAATCTCACGAATACGCATAATCTGTTCAGGCCAGAATAAAGTTTCATAGTACCAATACCAATTATTTTCAAATGTAGTTGTTAGAATTTGACCTTCATGACCAATATTTATTGACACATTATTCTCCAGACTCTTCAGTTAGTTTTACGATAGAGAAACGAATCTTTCTCTCATTATCCGTCGTTTCCATTAATTCTTTATAATATTCACTTTTACCAATAGGTTCAATGAATAACTGTTCTCTGCGATCATATGCAAACTGTTGAAAAGGACCAAAACGATCTACATAATGTAGAAATAATTGACATTGCCAATCTGTTGTTTTAGGTGGATTAAACTTTTCTCGCCAATGCGGTACGTCACATCCACGATAAATCATTGCTTCTTTAGGTTGGACAGAAACAGGCATTCTTACTGTTAAGTCATCTGGATCTGCATACCAGATAGGCCAGTCAAACTTCCCAGATTGTCCTAGATTGATTGTAACAGAGATTTCACAAGAAGGTCTATCAGAATGATAGTGTAATTCTTCACCAGGACCATATACACGCATGTAGGTATATGTGGGGAAGAGTTTTAAACCTGTAATTTCTTCCATTTTAGGAAGACAATCAACCATTACATATTCACACATAGGTTGTCCATACCAAGCCTTAGAGTTGATGGGACATTGTGAGTCGTTTAGTTTATTTTCAGTATCTTCTTTTGCTAATTTAACATATTCATCTGAGATAATTTTAGCGACATCGGCGTCTACAAAGTCATCTACTGCTAGGTATTTCTTCTTTTGAAAATAATATACACCAGCACTATTACGAAGTTTCATTCATTTTCTCCATTTAAAAATTATACCACATCACATTATATATAATAATATTTTAACCAAGGCTACGGATTCCCGAGTGAAGCGTGGGGAACAATACCACAATTATCGCCAAGGTGGACCCCGGAACCAGCAGACCAGGGATTCCCGTTTTCCGCGGGTCAAGG